GATCAGCGACATCGACCTGTCGCCGCTGCTGGTCTATCTGGTCGATACGGTCAATGCCTCGGCGCTGCCGAACCTGGCCGAGCAGCTGCACATCCTGGGCGAGGGTTGGCAGTTCGCCCGCGATGACGACGAACGCAGGCGCCTGCTGAAGCGCGCCATCGAGCTGCACCGCTACAAGGGCACCCGCTGGGCGATCCAGCAGGTGCTGGAGACGCTGGCCCTGTCCGGCCAGATCAGCGAGTGGTTCCAGTACGGAGGCCAGCCCTACTACTTCAAGATCAACGTCGACCTCTCCACGCGCGGTATCGACGAGGCCACCTTCGACGCCCTGGTGGCCCTGATCACCGAGTACAAGAACGTCCGCTCGCACCTGGAGCTGCTGACCCTTTCGCTGACCAATGTCAGCCAGGTGCCGGCGATCGCGGCCACCACCCTCTGCGGCGAGCTGGCCACCGTCTATCCCTACGAGCTGACCGAACTCAACCAGGTGAGCCAGGTGCCGAGCTTCGGCATCGGCCACTGGAGTGTCGAGACCGTCTTGGTCTATCCGCAGACTGCTTAATCCGAAGGAGCCCTTATGGCCAATGAGTTTTTCACGATCCTCACCGCGACCGGGCGCAACAAGCTGGCCGCCGCAACGGCGACCGGCGCCCCGCTGACGCTCACCCAGATGGCGGTGGGCGACGGCGACAACGGCGCCTACTACAGCCCGGCCGAAGCCCAGACCGCCCTCAAGCATGAGGTCTGGCGCGGCGCGATCAACCACCTGGCGGTCGACGCCAACAACCCCAACTGGATCGTCGCCGAGCTGGTGATCCCGGACAACGTCGGCGGCTTCTACATCCGCGAGGTCGGCCTGTTCGATAGCGCGGGCGCGATGATCGCCGTGGGCAAGTTCCCCGAGAGCTACAAGCCAACCTTGGCGGCCGGTTCCAACAAGCAGCTCTATGTTCGGATGATCCTTGAGGTGACCAACACCACGGCGGTCACCCTGCTGGTCGATCCGAGCGTGGTTCTGGCCACCCGGCAATACTGCGACGACAAGGTCGCGGCCGAGATCAACAAGCTGGACGGCAAGCAGTCGGTGCGCGTGGCCACCACGGCGGCGATCGCGCTATCGGGCCTGCTGACGATCGACGGTGTGGTGCTGGCAGCGGGTGACCGAGTGCTGGTGAAAAACCAAGCTGCCGCTGCGGACAACGGTATCTATTTGGTAGCCGCCGGAAACTGGATGCGGGCCGCCGATGCGGACGCAGCCATCGAGGTCACGCCGGGCATGTTCGTCTCGGTCGAACAAGGCGCGGCCAATGCGGATTCGGTCTGGCAGCTGGTAACCGACGCCCCGATCACCCTCGGGGTGACTGGCTTGGTGTTCGAGATGGTGGACGGCAAGACCGGGGTCGTCGCCGGCACGTACCGGAGCGTCACGGTCAATCAACGGGGCCAGGTCACCGGAGGCACGAATCCAACAACGCTTGCCGGCTATGGAATCAACGACGCAGCCTCTCAATCCGGAGTCCAGCAGAACACGTACAGTGTCGCCTCGGCAGCTGGTGCGGCCGACGCGATCACGGCAGCCTTTGTCCCGGCCATCACCGCGCTCACTCACGGAATGACGCTTTACGTGAGAGCGGCATCGGCAAACGCTACAACGACTCCGACCTTCACACCGAATAACGGGACGGTCGCGGCAAAGCAGATCGTAAAAGGCAACGGTGCAGCCCTGGTTCCTGGCGACATCGCCGGTAGCGGCCACTGGATCGAGCTGCAGTACGACCAGACGCTAGATCGCTGGGTGCTACTCAACCCTGCCACTGGCATCTCGTCGCTGCCCGCTGGTTCTGTCATCCACGTTGCCCAAAGCACCGCCCCCTCCGGTTATCTGAAAGCCAATGGAGCAGCAGTCTCCCGCACGACCTATGCGGCACTGTTTGCCGCGATCGGCACGGCCTTCGGTGCAGGTGACGGCAGCACGACCTTCAACCTTCCGGACCTCCGAGGCGAGTTCTTGCGCGCTCTCGACGATGGGCGCGGCGTCGATTCCGGCCGGACTATCGGTTCTGCTCAGGCAAGTACGAGAACGCTGCAAAAAGTTGTGGCATGGGATCAAACCGATACATCTGGCACGGTAACGCTTGGTCTTTGCTACGAAAGGGCTGACTCGGAAGGTCTTACAACGTCAGCCGACCCGGCTTATGCGAAGACTGCAACCGGTTCGGCCTGGACCGGCGGTATCAACGACAACGCCACAACCGGGACGCTGAATGGCATAGGCGACACAGGCTATGCAGGCCGCTGGATCAGCTACCGTCCGCGCAACATTGCTTTGCTTGCCTGCATCAAGTTTTGAGGGGATCGAACATGGCCAAAAATATCTACAACTACCATCCGGAAACCGGCGTGTTTGTCGGAACGTCGCTCGCCGATCCGTCGCCGCTGGAGCCCGGCGTCTTCTTGATTCCGGCTTATGCGACAGAAGTTCCACCACCTGCCTTCGGGGATGGCCAGGAAGCCGTCTTCAATGTCGGCGCGCAGGAATGGCACGTCGTCGACCTTCCGACACCGGCGGTGGCCGACATCAAGCTCGTTATGTGGGTGCGTATCAAGTCGGATCGTGACCGCCGCAAGGCCGGTGGGTTCAAGGTTGGGACGGATTGGTTTCACAGCGATGCTGACAGCCGCATCCAGCACCTCGGCTTGAAAGACAAGGCGCGCGATCTGCTCGCGGCTGGCGGGGCAATGACGGACAACCTCACCATCCTTGGTCAGCCGGTGCGCTGGAAAACGATGGACGGCTCATTCGCCATCGTCACAGCCCAGCTTGCCTTCGACATCGTGGCGGCCGCAGGCGACCTTGACGCCCGACTCTTCGCGGTAGCCGAGACGCACCGAGCTGCGATGGAGGCTGCGGCCGACCCCGCCACCTATGACTTTTCCGCCGGTTGGCCGGAAACCTTTGGAGGCTAAGACCATGTCAGCCGTTCAATTGCTCTTTACCCGGCGCCGCCATCCCGGCAGTGCTTTGATCCGTGTTACTACCTGGTCGGCCTGGTCGCACGTCGATCTGATTGACGGCCAGTCGGTACTCGGGGCGGTAGCCTTCCACGGCGTCGAGCGCGAGCAACTGGCGACCCGCCTAGCGCACGCCAGCCGGGCGGCGGTGATGACGATCCCCTGCGCCGACGCCAAGTCCGTGATCGCGGCCGCCGAGTCGCAGGTCGGCAAGCCCTACGACTGGCCGGGCGTGCTGGGGATCGGCCTGCATCGGGACTGGCAAGAGCCAGATCGGTGGTTCTGTAGCGAGATGGCGGCCTGGGCCTTCCACGAGGCGGGGCAGCCGCTGTTCCGGCCTGACGCGCTGTACCGGATTACGCCGCAGCACCTTTGGATGCTGCCCTACGAGGCTCGCTTGATCGAGACGCCGGACGCACTGCAACCGGCATGAAGAAGAGGGCGGCGGCCGTGGTGCGGGAACACCTCGGCCGTCACCGTAACCCACAGACAGAACCTGTGAGCCTTGGCCAAGGCCCCCTTACCGTGCACACGGCGGGTCTAAGCCTAACACAATTGCAACTAACAAAAAGGGCTTACACAGAATGGAAAAGCAATCCGCTTCCCCCATCGTCCCCTGGATCGGAGGCAAACGCCGCCTGGCGAAACACATCCTCCCGCTCTTCCCCGAGCACACCTGCTACGTCGAGCCGTTTTGCGGCGCGGCCGCGCTCTATTTCCTGAAGGCACCGACCAAGGTCGAGGTGCTCAATGACGTGAATGGGGAGCTGGTCAATCTGTACAGGGTGGTCCGCCACCACCTGGAGGAGTTCGTCCGGCAATTCAAATGGGCGCTGACCTCGCGGCAAATCTTCAAGTGGCTACAGATCACGCCCGAGGAGACGCTGACGGACATTCAGCGCGCCGCCCGGTTCTTCTATCTCCAGAAGATGGCCTTCGGCGGCAAGGTCGAGGGTCAGACGTTCGGTACCTCGACCACCTCGGGGCCGAAGCTCAACCTGCTGCGCCTGGAGGAAGACCTGTCGGCCGCCCACCTGCGCCTGAGCCGGACCTACATCGAGAACCTGGACTGGGCCGACTGCATCCGCAAGTACGACCGCGATCACACCCTGATCTACTGCGACCCGCCGTACTGGGGCACCGAGGGCTATGGCGTCGATTTCGGGCTGCATCAGTACCAGCGCATGGGCGACCTGGCCAAGACCGTCCAGGGCCGGATGATCGTTTCCGTGAACGACATCCCGGAGATGCACCAGGCGTTCGCCGGGCTGCGCATCGAGCGGGTGGACATCAACTACACCGTGGGCGGTGCCGGCCGGTCGAAGGCCAAGTCGGGCGAGCTGATCATTCGGAACTGGTAGACGTGACAAAGGGGCCTCTCGGCCCCTTCTCTCCGCAATTCGCTTTCAATGCGTGCAACAATTACCGGTGTAACTTATCTCGCAACCCGAGCCGCTTTTATCGCGGCGCGCTTCAACCAGCTTGGAGATGTCCTGCGCCGAGATCGCCGACATTTCCAGGTTGCCGCGCG